TCTGCAAATTCTGGGAAAATGACCGGGCTGACGAAGACAGCGTTTGAACCAACCTTTTCTTGTGCGCTGGGGGTAAGAACTTCAACGACGATTTCTGCTGCTTGCCCATCGTCGGTGACTCGAAAATCAGTCATTTTTCCGACAGTATTTTGAGCCCCACGAGTTTCCCGGAGTTGGTACTCGTTTTCGGAAATAGGTTGCAACAATTCCGGATCGTCTAGTTCCGCGTGGTTCCAGTGCATCGGAACTGCGTACCGATTCGCGGACAGTCGTCTGAACTGCGACTCCCAATGTCGCAACCTATCCGGGGTGACGACCACTTGGCCATCGCCCGATTGATAGGTGTCACACTTTAGGATTGCTTTGCGAAATGTCCTTGCCATGCACCGATTGAAGATGGTTCAGGCAGATAAAGCAAAACAAGTCGCGTCAGGGTGGGCGTATGCTTAGTTATTTGGCGATTTTCGCGTGTGATTTGTTGGCGGAGACTTCTTTCTTGATCGCATTAATGCGAGATTTGCGAATCCGATAAAACCCACCGGGAAGTTTGACGTGGGGGATCAAGCTATCCTCGATCCAGTTTCGAACGGTCTGAGTTGACACTTCGAGCAACAATGCCGCTTGAGTTGGTGTCAAAAGTGGATCTTTATCCGGCGACTCATTATCGATCTTCTCGGGCTGCGAATATGCAGCACGTTCTTCTCTGATCCGTTCGACCGTCGTTTGCTTCAATCGTTGAATTCCACCTGGAAGCCTAACGTAAGGAATTCTTTTCTCGGTGATCCATCTACGCACCGTGGCCGCGTGAACACTCAGCGCCGTCGCAGCTTCCTTGATCGTAAGCAACGCATCTTCCGTTTTCTTCGTCATCGTTTCATCCTCCCGTGACTCTGCTGAATAATTCCACCCCAAGGCGTTGCTTGCATTTGCTTCGAGTAGTAGCAAGCATAGCTTGTATTATCGATTTGATCTGCGACTTCGTTTGGATGCCCCTGCCACGCGGTATGCTCCACCAGCCATGGTTTGAGCCATGCGTATTCCTTGTGGAATCTCTCATAGTTGGGAATCAAAACCTGACCGTCCTCGATGCGGTTTATCGCTCCGGATGCGACCGCCCGTTCTAGCTTCGCGCCTCGATGGTTCTCTGCCATACCAGGGATTTTTGGACCGACTAAAACGGTTTGCCGTCCTTTGATATGGCTTTTGAGAGCTGGTCCAAAGTGAGCGTTTTCAATTGCAACGATTGGAACCTCGTTGGCCTCCAAAAATCCTGTGACTCTCGTGACCATGTTTGCCCATTCTTCTTGGATGCGAAGTACGTTTCGCAGCAACAAAGTGTGTCGCGGTCTGTAGTAGTCCCAAACGCAACAAACCGTCCAGCTTGGTTCTTTGCCTGAGGCTTCTTCGGCTCGATCCTTCGATGTGCCTGCTGTGTCCAGAGTGGCAAATCTTCGCAACGTCGAAGCCGTGGCGGTTATCACGTCCCCCGCATAGCTCCATTGCAATTCACCGGTTGGAAGTATGTCGTACTGTCGGAACCAATCTCGATCAAATACACCACCCGTTTGGGCGTGCCAATTACCACCTAGCAATGCTTCACGCTCGACTCGTGGGAGTGCCCTCAGGCGATCGGCGTAGTATGGATCTTTTTCCAGCAAAGCGGGATTGTCTTGCAACGTTGCAGGGATGAACGTGAAACTCAATGGCTTCATCACCCCCTTAGGTAGATCGTCCGGGGAATCGGCCCATTCGATCGAATCGTCTGGCATTCGAGTAAACCATCGCAGCTTACCACCGCGTTCTGGAATCGGTGTGCCCAACAGTGGATCAATTCACCAATCGAGCAATTCCGCTACCCACGATCCGGGCTGAGGATTGCAAGTCGCACGCATGTACGGTTCAATCCTTCCCATCGATCGCATCCGACTCACCAAGTACCAGAATTGCCCGGATGAAAAGTGGGTCAGTTCGTCCCAACTGATTAGCGGCAACTCAGTACCCTGCCAAGCGATCTTGCTTTGCTCGTGTTCCATGTGGCTGAACGTGATTCGAGCCCCCGAGGGGAAAACGCAGTCCATTTGCGACTGTCGCATTCGACCGCCCACGAGCGGGTACAGTTCGCACGCCTTGTCCCATAGCCCCTGGGGCGCGGTGATCTGCTTGTATGTTCGTCGAAAAATTACCGGATTCCACAATGGATCGGTGATTCCTCTAAGCTGATCGAGCAACAAGCAGAACGTTTTTCCACCACCAGCACTTCCGCCGTAGATCGCTATATCAGCCGGACAAGCGCAGAATTGTGTTTGCGGTCCGGGTTGAGGGGCAAAGGTTTTCACTAGCTAGTCGCTCGATTAACCGGTCGTGTAAGGTCCAAAACGCCCGTCGCGAGCAAATCCGCTTCCGCTGGAGTTTGGCCACTTGCAACAATATACCGCCGAAGATCCCAATAGAGTCGACCAGGATTGATCGATGCCATTGCGAGGGCTCGGAAGTCGACCTGTGCGGCGCGACTTGGCTGACCTTGTGTAGCGCTTGGAATTGCCACAATAGATCCCTGAGCCGATTGGTTTGCAGGTTTGACAATCCCGCTTCCTGAATCGACTTGCAGAATCGCAGCCGAGTCTGCATCAGCGATCGAGGTTTTTGCCGTCCAAACCAATCGCCCTACACAACTCGGAGCTGCTGCTGGTACTCCAATCGTCAGAGACAAATCGGCCTGAGTATAGGCAAAGAAATTGCCTGCGTACAATCCACCCAAGGCTACACGCTCATCGCGAGTAATATCGTTGGTCGCTACTATTGGATCGGACCCCACAGTACCGGCGATGGTGAATCGATTGAGCAACGCAGCGATAATCGCGTTAGACACTGTTGGAGCGATCGCATTCGCAAGAGCGGTGTAATCGATCGATGCGTTCGGATCGTCGACCATGCGAACCGTTGTTGAGGTAGCTGTGACGTTGATGTAGCCGATCGCAATCAAGGCTCCGCTGAACGTGACTGAGCATCTATAGATTCCAGCAGCTAGTTCGCCAATGTCCGCTGAAAAACGTCCGTCGGAGTTTTGAGAACCTGTCAGCGTGAACGGGCTATTTTCGACCACCGTTTCGGTCGGGAATGGACCTCGAACCGACACGTTTGGATTCGCTGACGACGGCAATGGTAAATCGATGTAAAGAATCATACGCCTAAGCTAGGACCTCCCCCTCCACTCGTGGAAATAACGATTGTTGGTAGCTCCGGTGGTAATGGATCGTCATTGTAGGTAACGCTAATCCCCGTTCCTGCTACGATCAACTCAGCAACAGCATCCTGAAAAAATTCCTTTTTCAAGAAAATCTGAACGCTTTCCCCCCATCCTTGAGCCGTTTTGGGTCCAAAAAATCGCTGACCCATTTTATCGAAGTAGAAATCCCCAATCGTTCCAGTGTTGATTGTTGGATTTCCATCACCATTCAGCAGCGAATTGCCGCTCGGACCTGCTGGACCTTGAGCCCCAGGTGTTCCAGGCAAACCCTGTGGTCCTTGTGGACCGGTTGGGCCTGTTGCTCCTTGTGGTCCCTGAGGACCTGCTGGCCCCTGAGGACCTGCTGGGCCAACACTTCCCGATGGTGCAACCCAATTTGTTGCAATCAATCCATTGCTAACTGCCGCAACGGAAATAGCTTGGCCTGCTAATGGTGAAGTAGTTGGTAGCTCGACGATTCCAGCATTCGTAAGCAGCCTCGTTGCAATGAATATCATGGTCGCATCCTTCCATTATCAGGTAGCAGCACTTGAACGTTTGCTTGAAGCGATTCGGTTTCCACCTTGACCTCTTTACCGTATCCTCGATCTTTTGCCTTGCGCTCCAAAAACCACATGGATACTTTCAGGTCCGCCGTTGCTAAGGCAGCTTGAATGTTGAACTCGGCTCGATCCTTTGCCATCGTTTCCGCTTCAACGAACAATTCTTTGATTTCTGCGTCTGAATCGCGATGCCTCGCTACAGTGTGCCGCGAAACACCGAGCTTCAAAGCAACCATGCCAACGATTCCGCACGATTCATCGATCGCCTTTTTCCACTGTTCGATTGTTATCTTTTTCTTGCGTGGCATATCACCTACAACAATGCTGGAATCACGGCCGTACTGTTGCGGATTTGCGTCAAATTTGAAAGCCCAAAACCATCGCTATCCTGATAGTCAACTGCATCGAGCTGGACTTCGATTAGGACCGGAAGCATATTTGCCACGCCCCTGATCCGGCAAAGAACCCATTCCACTCCGGCCTCCGATGCAAATGCTGCATTCGGAAAATCCACTTCGTATGCTCCTGCTAACGCTCCGTCAGCCACAATACCACCAGACAAATAAATACCTAGAGTTTTTCCCGCGACGATCCCAGTACCGAGAGTGAGGACAGTCCAAGAAGTTTGTCCCTGTCTGCGATACTCCATTACAAGACCACTCGATGTCGCGGTTACTCCACTTAGGCCAGCACCGGTGGAACTTGAAGAATCCTGGATAAATACACCCAGAGAAAAATTCGTTTTTCCACGAGTCTTAGTTTGCTTGCTCATGCTGAGTAGCCACCATTCATGGGTCTAGGAAACCTCAAACCAACGCCGCCTGCGCTACCAGCACTTTGCAACGCGCCTATATCGATAACAGTAGGCACGCCTAGTTGATTGGCTCCAAGCGTGTCCGGTGACATCGGCGATCCTTTGCCTTGTAAAGAGGCGGTAGGGCGATAATCTTCACTAGCTCTATTGACGTAGCAATTGTCATTGTAGACGGTACCACGTTCTAGTACGCTGGAACTGAAAGCCCCTAATGTATTTGCGTCTGATCTAGTACCAAAATTACAGCCTATGACAGTGCTCTGAGGCATTTCCGCTACAACACCGGATCTTATACCGAATTGAGCGTTCTTCGTAAACGAGCAATTAATGCACATCAGACCGTTGCTGCCACCGGAACCCAGTTCGTTAGAGATCCCGTCACCGGCGTTATTATCGAATGTGCAGTTTACAAACGTTGCCAGATATGAAGATGCTGCGAAGTTCACTCGAACTGCATCGCAGTTGTTATTGTAAAACAAGCAATTGCTAAAGACGCCACCGCCCGGCAGTTGCACGACAGATGTCGTAGAGTCGTTATTCCTAAACACAGTATTCACTGCGAAGATATTAGTTGGCAGCACTGCGACGTTTACGCAGTTTTGAATCGTGCAGTCTATGAAGTGTGGAGTGATCCCAGACGAAGTGGACACACTGATGGCACCAAGAATTCTTGCTGATGGATCACCAAAAACGCATCTCTTAAAAATGAAGCCTCTTGCTGATCCTGACCCAGAGGCTAGTATCGCCCATGCACTCGTCTTTGACGCATTAGTGTTGACGAACTTGATGTCTTGCCATTCGGACTGCTGAAACCAACCACCGATAAACCAGCTAATGGTCGCGGCATCTGCTGTGCAAGATATTGTTCGCAATTGTCCTGGTGTATCTGAACGGACGATAACGCGGCCTGTGCCATTAGTGCCGCTATACGCTAAAGATGAGGTAAGCGTCTGGTCAGTCTCTAAGATAACCTCCCAGCCACCTTGCCATCCAAAAGTATAGGCCGCTGATCCCACGCCGAAAAGCGTTCTTGAATTCGCACTGTCTAACGTAGCACGCTTCCCGCCGATTGCCCACGAGTAAGTGCCCGTTACACCATACGCAAGAGCTACAGTGACGACTTTTGTCGTGTTGTTTACACCAGTGATTTTCGCAAACTGCCTGCCAGATGGCGTAAGAACCCATAGGCAAGCTGACCCATCAGTTGCGACGCCAGACAGGTCCGGGTTATCAGCCGATAAGTTCACAGCCGTACCAGCGTTGAGGCCAGCACTATTCCCGAACAAAGGGGTCGCCGGACCAGCTCCGCTGGCTTGTGTGTCGCTACCTGTCGCTGAATTGAATAGTATTTTCGGTTCTGGCATTACAAATTTGGATCTGGGTCGCCCGGTTTTAAGTTGTGGACGGCATCGACGTACACATTCCACCTGAAAGAGCCTGATTGCAGCAATCTGGCCTGTCGTTCCTCATGCAGTAAAAGGGCTTTTGCATCTTCAATTTCTGTCTCAGTTGGATCGAGCCCGTTTTGCTCCAGAACAGAAATCATACGATTGGTGTGATCTGCGATTTGAAGCGATAGCGGGTGCCCTAGCGCACGCAAGCGACTGTTGATCGGGTCCTCATATGGAAAAAAACCGCTAGCCGCTTGCGTAATCATCCAATCGTAACCAGCAGCCCGAACAACATCGAGAAAAATGTTCATGTTGGAATCGCCAATTAGCTTGGCAATGTCGTCCAGCCGGTACTGCTTTTTGTCGACGTATTGAATCGTCTTTTCTTGCAGGATTGCAAGTATTTCTTTTGCACTAAAGTCGCGCCAGCCCGCAACCTGTTCGATGATCTTTTTCATAGAAGACTTTCCGTGATACTCGACAGTTGACCGTTTGTGTAGGTGAACGTTTTCCTCAACGTCCTCAATCCAACCGTGTAATCGGATTGAGTCAACAAGCCATTTGAATAGGTGAATGTTGCTGCTGATCCGTCAATGTATGTGATCGAGCTAACTAGCCCGTTGGTGTATGTGATTGTTCCGCTTGATCCCTTCATCGCATTTGTTCTGAGTTGGCGGATTTGTGCTAGCGTAAGCGACTGCGGCGTGGTCAATGCTACGTCGGTGACGGATAGAACATTGTTCGAAAAGCTCAGTCCGGTCCCTATCGTTGCAACATTGACATTCGTTGCGTTGCCTGAGAGCAAACCGACTAGCGTTGTAGTCGTCGCGGAAGTGACTTCGTTTGGACCGGCTGGGCCTGTGTTACCTTGAGGACCTGTATCACCTTGGATTCCTTGAGGACCTTGCGCACCAGTTGCACCGGTATCTCCCTTCAAACCCTGAGGGCCTTGGGGACCTTGATCGCCTGTGTCACCCTTCAAACCCTGAGGCCCCTGCGCCCCGGTCGGTCCTGGATCTCCCTGGTCCCCTTTGAGGCCTTGCAAGCCTTGAGGACCTGTTGCACCTG